CTTTAACTGTTGATGCTAGTGGAACAACAGCAATATGTATTTTTGCAGAAGGAACACTAGTATAAATGAAAATAAGAAACTTAATACAAATGATAAAGTACTATTTTAGATATAATCATTTCCCTCCTCATCAAGATAGTGGGTCTATCTTCAAACCTATATTTAAGGATAAATTAGATGGCACAGAAAGTACAAAACAGGAGACATAGTTGGAGAGATAACTGGAGACGGATTTACAACGACAGTACTATTAATATCTGACGATTAAGGGATAGGCTTATGATATCTATAGACTGGAAAGAATACGAAATATTTGTACCAAAGTCTGACTTGTCCTTAATAAGTCTTGGCGCTGGTTCGTTTTATGATTTATATGAGTATGATGTTGATGTTTTCAGGCTACAGCTTAAAGACTTGGAAGACAATGAAGATGGTATGCCGTTCCCTAAGACCCATAACCATAATACTGAACTTACTCTCGGCGGAATTACCTACGCCAGAGCCGTTGAAATTCTCGACCCCTATACAATAACTTTCGAGAATGGAGAATACGGCGTCAGCCTGGTAGGTGCAAATAGTAATATAGTTGATAGGGTTAATGTGAACAGCGTATCGGTAAGACCAAACAACTCGGCAGGATTGATTGTGAAAACAATTATATCTGGAAGCGGGTTGTCAGTTGAACAGAACACACAGCTTATGAAGACTCTAACATTAGCAAAATTTCTTGGGCTTAAATAACTGGGGAAGAGAATTACTATTAACAATTAAAGAGGAGATAATTTTGACGGATTATAAAATAACTGAGGATTTTATAATTACTAGTTCGACTTCTCTTCTCCCTCCGAAAGGCTAACGGGGAAGTCGGCCAGTCTTTGATAAAGATAGACTTCCCATTAACTAATAATTGAAGGGAGAAAAAATGGGAGCATTAAGAACAGAAGTAGAATTTATAGAAGATTGGATGGGAAATCCGAAGGGAAGTAAAAAAGTTATTTTGACAAACTGGGCAATGGAATTAGTAAAGAGAGGTCAAGCTGCTTTAGTAAAAGAAGAAAAAGAAGAAAAAGAAGGAAAAGAAGGTGAAGAACCAAAGAAGGAAGAAGAAGTAAAAGAAGAAGAAGTGAAAAAAGAAGAAGAAGAAGTTGATGTAAAAGATAAAAAAGAAGTAGAGAATAAGGAAACCAATAAATTTAAAATGATGGGTAAATCTGTAAAAGATAAAATGTTTAAAGGGAGTAAAAATAAATGAGTATATTATCTAATGCTGAAGTATTAAATTTTTTAGATATATCCGAAAATTATTTTACTATTAATGCTTCAAATAATATTCTATATTTAAAATATAATGCAGGGACATCTCTTGCTGTTACTATTACAAGTGGAACATATACAGGAGATACTTTAGCAGCAGTATTAAAATCGGTTATAGATGCAAAGTTGACTTGCACATCAACCATCACTTATAGTAGTACTACTTTAAAATTCACTTTTGCTGCTGGCGGTGCAAATACTTTTACATATACTCATGCTAATTCAACAGCAGCTTCAGTAGTTGGATTTAATCAAGACCATGCAGCATCAACAAGTATAGTAAGTGATATTATTTGCGGAATAGATAATTCTGTTATTTTTACTATAAGAGATGCAATAGAAAAGGCAGCCTCAGATTATTGTAAGAGAGAATTTGTATCAACATCTTATAAGAAGAAGTATGATGGTACAGGAACAAATAAATTACTTCTTAATGATTATCCTGTAACATCATTAACCAGACTTGCAATGAGCTATATAGATGCAATTAATATAAGTAATACTTCATCAGCTTATCATGCAAGCGTGGGAGTAACATCTACAGGAGTAGTATTAACACAAGAAAGTACTTCTGACTCCACTGTTCTTTTTGCAACATATGATACATTAACAAAAGTAGTTAATGCTATTAATCTTATTTCTGGATGGTCAGCGACATTATCATCCTCAACATATGGTGATTATCCTTCTGCTATGTTAAGAGAAGTATTTGGATTATATTGTGGCCAGAATACTATTGTTTCTTTAACTATACCAGACCAAGGGATGTATAATTATGAGGTAGATATTAATTCAGGGATAATTACTTTACCATATAATTTCCCAACAGGAACAAAGAATGTTTATGTAGAATATACTGCCGGATATTCTAGTGCAACAATGCCAGAAAATTTAAAACTGGCAATAAAGATTTGGATAGATGTATTATATAGGAAACAGCAAGAAAGTTCATTTGGACTAACAAGTTTTTCAACAGGCGGTATTTCAAGAAGTCTTATAAGTGAGATGCCAAAAGAAGTAGAAAATCTTTTATCAAGTTATAAAAGATATATTATTTAACTTTATTTAATTTAGGAGGTATTTAAAATGGCTTACAACACAGTCCCGTTTCATGGAAAAGTATGTGTAATAGAAAAAAATGATGTAGTATTAGCTTATTCAAAAGGATGGAGCCTTTCAGTTTCACTTGATATGGCAGATGCTTCTAGAGCGCAAATAGAATGGAAAGAAGCACTTCCAGGAATGGGCGGATGGAATGGCTCTTTTGAGATTTACTTTGTTGCAGGGAATACTGAACAGAAAGCATTCTTTGATAATATTGTAACTGCTTCACCAGGAACAAAATTAACAGATGTAAAATTTTTGCTTGATGTAGATACAAATGCTTTTACTGGGAATATTTTTATTACTGGTTTTTCTCTTGCAGCAAATTTAGGTGGAGTAGTGACAGCAACAGTTAATTTTCAAGGTGATGGTGCTTTGACATTAACTAGCGCAGCATAAGGAGGTAGTAATATGGCAAGTCCAATAACACCAACTCATGGTAAACTAGGAGCATTATATGTTTTCTTCCTTAATGGATTTTCTGGGATAGGATTAAATGATGCTACTTGGGGAACAGCAGCAGCAAATGCTACATCTTCATATTATGAGGTAGTAATAGACCTTGAAGATACTGCCGATACTTTTAAGTGGAGAAAGAATGGCGGTGCTTGGACAGAGGATGTTGAAATTACAGGAGCAGCACAGACTCTTGATGAAGGGCAGACAATTACTTTTGCTGCTGTAACAGGACATACTTTAAATGACCAATGGGTTATAGGAAATCTTGTAGATGAACCAACAACAGAAGTAACTAATACAGCACAAATAACTGCTTCTGCTAGAAGAATTTTAAATGTAAATCGTCCTCCAATATTTACTGATAGTGGTGGAAAAAAAGTTCTATCAGTAAATTATACTGATGGTTCTGCTATTTTTAATGATAATGTTACAATAGTAGATGTCGATGGGAATAATGGATATATTCCTTTAATTGCTTTAAAGAAAGTAATGTATCTTATAGATTGTAATTATTCTTTATCACTTGATATGGCAGATGCCTCTAGAATGGGATTAGAATGGAAACAGGCGCTTCCAGGAATGGCAGGAGGGAGTGGTTCTGCAAATGCTTACTTTATTGCAGATAGTACTCTTTTTAATTGTCTTCAAGCTGCTGTAAATGTTTCACAGAATTATTTTTTACTTCAACTTTTTAATTATGACCCAGACCAAGACCAGACAGGAGATTGTACTGTTGCTTGGGTAACATTTACTAGTTTTAATCTTGGTGCAACTATAAGTGAAGTAGTAAAAGAGCAAGTAAATTTTCAGATACATGGTGCAGTTTCGTTTACTGCTAATATTTAATAAACAATAAAAGGGAGAATAAAATGACTATTTTTAATTTAGAAGAAAGACTACCAGTATGGTTTGATATGGATGGTGGCGGCAGAGTACAATTAAAATCTCTTACAGGAGAAGAGTGGAAAAAAATAAGAGATAAAGTAGTAAAGAAGAAAGTTGAATTTAAGAAAGTAGAAGGAACTCCTGCAAGACTTACTTATGAAGATATAAATGAAGACCTTCAGAATGAATTATTCTGGGATATTATCATTGTTGATTGGGAAAAGTTTTTTGATAGTAAAGGGACTCCTATTCCATGTACCAAGGAGAATAAAATACTTCTGGTTACAAAATCTGCAAAGTTTATTTCTTTTGTGACTGAAAAATTAAAAGAGTTAAATGAAGAAGAAGAAAAAGAAATAAAGGAAGACAACGCAAATTTGTAGCATGGGCTAAATGGCATTTTGCCGATAAAAAGTTTGATTGCGATTTATGCCATTTAGTCCAAAAAGATAAGGGAAGTATTTATTGTAGTGGTATTGAATCAGTTGGTGGTTTTTGTCCTGATGGGAAATTACCAATTTTAAATAGAAATAATTATGAAGTATGGGAACTTTTTATTAATATAATGCCAGGACTTGTTAATGATATGGGTGGATATAATTATTCTACAATAGAATCTGTTTTTAATATAAATAATATTCCAAAGAATAGAAGGCCAGAATTATTTAGTAAAATAATTACTTTAATAACTTGCCACAAAGAAGCTAATTCAAAATAAAGAGAGTAGAATATGGTTGGCCCTAAGATAACATTACAGTTAGAACGATTTGCTGAAACTGTTGATGCTGGTGGTGGTTTAGTTCAATCATGGTCTTTTCAAAAATATATTAAAGGAGTATTTACTTCTTCATCAGGGAGAGAAAGTTATTCTAATAATAAAAGGGTAGTTGATTCTACTCATCTTTTCTTTTGTGATTATTTTTCTGATATTACTTTAACTGAAAAAGATAGATTTAAATATGGGGCAAGAATTTTAGAAATACTTTATGTTGATAATCCACAAGAAACAAATAGTTTTTTCCGAATTTATTTAAAGGAAGAAGTATAATGGCAACAAAAGTTCAAATAGATACAAGAAAAGCATTAATACAAATATTGCCAGAAGCAAAGAAGCAATTGATTGCTCAAGGATTATCATTAGAAAGAGCAATTAAACAAAAATTATCTCAGGCAGGAACAGGAAAAATATATGTAAGAGGAAAGAAAGTACATCAAGCTTCTGCTCCTGATGAACCACCCGCAATTGATACGGGCAGATTAAGAGCATCTATCTCTACAAATTGGTCAGATAGTGGTATGACAGAAGGAGTAATTGGTAATCAAGCAGATTTAGGAGATGGAGTAAAGCAACCAAGTATTTCTGGAGAAGAAGTATTCAAAGTAGTAGTTGGTACAAATGTTGAGTATGCCTGTTTAAAAGCGAATACTAATGTTTTAACTAAATTTGGATGGAAAAGAATTTCTACTATAAAAGAAGGAGAAAAGGTTCTTACTCAAACAGGAGAATATCATAAGGTATTAAAAAAGATAAAAGTAAAAAATATAGACTACCCTGATATGATTACCTTAGAAATAAAATATAGACAAAATTTTAAAAGAATTATTTCTATGACTAAAGAACATAAAGTTTTAGTTTTTAGAAATGGAAGAAATAAATGGATTAAGGCAGGAGAACTATTAGTTTCTGATAAAGTATTTTGTACTCCAAAAACTGATTCAAAAAAAGGAATAAGTAAGTATAGTAAATTTAATAATTTCATATGTATGAATTGTAATAAATCAGTTCAAAGTAAAAGTGGGCAGAATAATCGTAAAAGAAAATTTTGTAATGCTAAATGTAGAAATGAATATTGGAAGAAAACTGGAACAAATCCTCATATAGGTATGAAGAGAAGTAAAAGTGCAAAAGAAAAGATGTCGAAAGCTATGCACAAAAGACTTCTTGAGAATCCAAAAAGTCATGCAAATTATATTTTAGGTAAAAAAGGACATAAAATTAATATAGAAAAAGAAATGGAAGAATGGTTAAAAAATAGAGGAGTATTAAAAAGAAGATTCCATTTTCAATATCCTATTGATAGATTTTTTGTTGATTTTTATATTCCAAGTTTAAATGAAATATATGAGGCTGATGGAAGTTATTGGCATAAAAATCAACAAAAAGATATCGAAAGAGATAAAAAAATAAAAATCGTTTTACCTGGAGTAAAAATTAATCATGTTCATTTTTATAACGAAAGATTTTCGCCTAAAAATATAATAGAAAATCCATTGCCAAATGTTTATTATTCTGTTTGTAATCCAGGAGTAAATAGTTATGTCGATTTATCTACTTTTAAATCATTTGAAATTTTAAGTATAAAAAAATGGAAGTATAAAGAAACCCCTTTATCAGGAAAACAAAAAGGGATAAGGCCAACATATTTACATGATTTATGTATTGATAAAATTCACTCATATTATGCAAATGGGGTATTAGTATCAAATTCTACTCTTGAATTTGGAAATAAGAAAATACTTCCAAGACCTTTTATGAGATCTGTATTTGATTTGTTTAAAATTAAAAGGAAGTTAGTATAATGATAAATGAATTATCAATAGCTATATATAATAAATTTAAATCTACCTCTGGTGACCCATTAGTTAATAATGCTTTTTATATTGCTCTTTCTGGAAGATTGTATAGAGCAACTGCTCCACAGAATTGTGTAGAACCTTATGCTATTTACTCTATTGTAGATAATATCCCTGAATATCCAGGAGGGAAAATTCTTGAGCATGTAAGAGTTAATTTTTCAATATTTACTTCTGATATTTCTCCATTATCATCAGAATTATTATATGACAAATTATCAGCATTATATGATTGGTGTACATTAACTATTTCAGGAAGTACTTTAATTTATATGAATAGAATATTATATGTTCCTGTTGTTGAGCCATCTGATAATACTATCGGATGTCGAGTGGACTATGAGATTCTTGTAGATGATTAAGAGGAAGATAAATGACTGAATCCGTAGGAACGATATTCGTAGAAATAACTTTGGATGATAAGAAATATACTGCTCAGTTGCAAGCTGTAGGACAGGCAGGAGAAAAAGCTGGCAAACAAATAGGGGAGAATATTTCTAAAGGAGCAAAACAAGCAACTACTTCTTTTCAACAAATGGAAACAGTAGTAAAAAGTTTAATGTATAAACTTGCTGTCTTATATTCTATTAATCAACTTTCATCATTTATTAAAGAAACAGCTTTACTAGCATCAAGATTTGAAACAATGGGAATAGTAATGAATCAAGTTGCTAAAACAGCAGGATTTACTACAGAAGCTATAAAAGAACAAGAGATGGCATTAAGAAAACAAGGTATTACTATGCTTGAAGCTCGTTCTAATTTAACTAAAATGATGCAAGCACAAATAGATGTTACTCAAGCAAGTAAATTAGCTCGTATAGCACAAGATGCTGCTGTAATAGGCAATATAAATTCTTCTGAAGCATTTGCTCGTATGATTTATGGTATTCAAACAGGAAATATTCTTATACTTCGTAATATAGGATTACAAGTAAGTAATGAACAAGCTTATGATAAATTAGCTAAATCAATTGGAAAGAAAACAGCAGCATTAACTCAAGAAGAAAGAACACAGGCAAGAGTAAATGCAGTTATACAAGAAGGGATAAAAATACAGGGTGTTTATGAAGCTGCAATGGGAACTTCTGGAAAGAAAATACAGTCTTTTGTAAGATATGTGGAAGACTATAAGGTAAAAATGGGTGAAGCATTTGGTCCTGCAATGGTTATATTAATTGATACTGCAACAGAAGCAATGAAAAAGATGCAGGAAGAAATATCTTCTCCTAAAGCACAAGAAGCATTAAAAGAAATAGCAAATGAATTAGCAAATGTAGTTAAAATCTTAATAGAAGAAGCTCCTGCTGCACTTGAAAGAGTTATGGGATTATTAACTGGAGCAATTAAAATTTATAACACACTTCCTTCAGAAGTAATTGCTGGAGGTATTGGATTAGTTGGGGCATTATATTTTGGGAGTAATATTGCAATGGCATCTATGATTGGTGCTATTGCAATTTATATTACTTTTATGGATAGAGTTGCAAAATTTGCTACATCTAAAGAGATTTATGCAGAGAAAGCATCAGAAGGAATTGCTAATAGTGCTATTGTTAGAGCAATAAATGATTTAGATTCAAAAAATAAAATAGTAGATAAAAGAAAAGAAATATATAATGCTCAATTATATTCTATGAAAGAAGCAAATAAAACTGCGGTTGGTATAGCAAGAGCAATAGCAATAGCTGCTAAAGATGAACAGTATTCAGCAGATGCTTTAGAATATGCTAAAAGAAAAGGGGTAGGAACTACTTTTGATTCAGAGGCTGTTCGATTTAGAGATACTTGGTCGGCACAAAGTCCTAAAGCAGAAGCAACAAAAGAACAATTAAAAGCAAATCTTGATGCAGAAAAGAAATATTATAATGAAGCAAAATTTGATGCAATAGATTATTATGATTGGAAGAAGAAGTTAATAGAAAAAGAAAGAAAAGATAATATTGAAAAAGGAGTATCAATAGTTACTGCTGCTAAAGAAGCAAATCAAGAAATGTTAAAATTAGATAAAGAAAGGTGGAAATCTTTAGCAGATTTTGAGGCATATAATAAACATACAAGAATGAATATCCGGTCTGATTTTGAAGATATGAGTGAACAAGAAGTTAATGCTATGCCTGGGGCTAATATGGCAGACCCTTTTAAAGTAAGAAAATCATTAACAGCAGATGGAGAACTAGAAAAGTATTTAAAAGATGTCGATACTATCATGGAGAAAGAAAGAGCAAAGAGTGAATTAATAGGTCAGCTTGCTTTAATGGAAAATGATAGTGTAGAAAAAGCATCTAAAGAAAAAATAGATATCTACCAAAATCTTTATGGTATGCTTGATTCAAAGACAAAAGAAAGTTTTGATTTTCAAATATCTCTTTTAGACAAGCAAAAAGAAAGTTATACTAATTGGGCAAAAAATATTAAGGATGATACAGAAAGATTAAAAATTTTAGATTTGATTACAGAAGCATTTAGACAGCAAGCAGAAAAGTTAAAAGAAATACAGGATTTAAAAACAGGAGATATGTATGCTGGTTTTACTATTGGGGTAAAACAATGGACAGAAGAAGCAGAAACAGCGGCACAAGGTATGGCAAGAGTAACGAAAAAAGCTTTTAATGATATGACAGATGCTTTAACTCAATATGTTAGAACTGGAAAAATGGATTGGCGGTCATTAGCTGATTCAATAGTAGATGAATTAATAAGGATTCAAATTCAGCAAGCTCTAGTATATGCTGCTTCTGGAGGGAAAGAAGGTGGTGGTGGTTTACTTGGAGGAGTATTAAAAATAGCTGGAATGGCAGTGAGTGCGTATTCAGGAGCAGGAGCAGCGGGCAATACCCTTGCTAATACCTCCATTGCTGGAGGATTGGGATGGGAAAAGGGCGGCGCTTTTGATACCGGCAAGGTTATTCCTTTTGCTCAAGGTGAAATATTTAATAGCCCAACAATATTTCCAATGGCAAATGGTGCTGGAGTAATGGGTGAAGCAGGGCCAGAAGCAGTAATGCCATTATTAAGAGGAAAAGATGGAAAGTTAGGAGTAAAGTCAGAAGGGCAGAGTGGTGGAAATAGTGGTGGAGAAACAACCAACATTTTTATTAATGCTGTTGATGCAAAATCTTTTGATGATATGTGCAAAAGAAATCCATCAGCAATAACAGGGCCAATACTACAATCATTAAGAGATAATAAGACCAGAACAGAGTTTAAAAGGCTTATAAATTGACAAAGGGAGAAGAAATGAGTGTAATAAATATTACTATAAATGCTATTGATGCAAAATCCTTTAAAGAATATATTGAACGGAATCCAGAAGCATTATTAGAACCATTAAAAAAACAACAGAAAACAAGAGAAGAAATTATTGATGAATATATTATGGAATCTATTTTAAGAAATATCAAGAATAATAAATATCGAACAAAATTTAAAAGTCTTTTGTTATAAGGAGTAAATATGAGTGAATATCCGGCAAGTCCAGTTCCACAGATACCTTATGAGATAACATCAAATTGGAAGACAATTGTTTCTGCTTTTGATTCTGGAAAAGAACAGAGAAGACAAAAGCAAACTTATCCAAAATATGATATTGGGCTTACTTATAATGCTTTGGTGGAATCAGATTTTGCTATTCTTTGGAACTTTTATCAATCTATGTTAGGAAGTCTTACTGCTTTTTATTTCTATACAATAGAGTCTTCAGATTGGGATGGATTATTTATTGGTACTGGAAATGGAGATGTACAAATTCTTGATATCCCAGGAAAAAGTACTACAAATATTTCTATTTATTATGATGGAGAAGAAATTAGTTCTGATGACTATACTATTTTAACTGGTGGTGGTTCAGAAAATTCAGATAGAATAGCTTTTGATACTGCTCCTCTAATTAATACGATTGTAACGTGCGATTTTACAGGATATATGAGAATTAGATGTAGATTTGAAGAAGATAAATTAACAAAGCAAGCTTTTGCAGGGAAATTATATCGAACAGGAATAAAGTTGAAGGGACTAACAGCAATATGAGAAATTTTGATGCAGAAATAGCAGCAGAAATAAATAAAGAAGATTTTAGATTCTTTTTTCTGATTGAATTTCAATTTGGCAATACTTATAGGTTTAATGATATTGATATTCCTATTTACTATAATGGGGAATTATTTACTCCAAGAGCTTTTTCTTTTGATTCTTTAAGTGGGTCAGCAAATCTTACAGTAGAGTCTTTTGATATTGATATAGATGATACAGACCAAGTAATAAGCGCTTTACTTCTTGGTGAAGATGTAAGAAATAAAATTGCAATATTGTATTTTGGAGTAGTTGCCAAAACTCTTATTGAAGGTGTTAAGTGGGGTGATGATGCAGAATGGGATGAGGCAACTCAATGGGAGGCAGAAAAGTATAAGTCAAGTATTCATATTCAAGAATTTATAAGAGGTATTATTGGTGGATGGGAATTATATGATGATAATAAGTGCAAAATCAATATCACAAATGAAATGATTTTATGGAGTAAAAAATGTCTTCGGCCGCAATCATCTTCATGTCCCTGGACTTTTAAAGGAACTGAATGCACCTATACCGGAGCGGAAACATGGTGCGACCAAAGCTATGAAAGATGTACTGCTCTATCCAATTCAAACCAGTTCGGCGGTGAAAGGTTCATGCCTTCAGTAATTGAAAAAGAAATTTGGTGGGGAAGACAAAGAGGAGTACCAATGACATGAAAGAGCAGAAAGAAACTTTTGCTGATATCTGTTCAGAGTTTATTGGAAAGCCATATAGTGAAAATGGTATTGGGCCTAATAGTTATAGTTGTGTTGGTTTCTGTTATGCTTTTTTAAAAAGAAGAGGCATATTAACAGATGAAAGTCTTTGGACAAGACCAGACATTAATGTTAATAATTTTATGAAATTAAGAAATGCAAATCCAAAGGAAACAATAGAATTGATGCTCGAAATATTTTCTCAAATGGGAGAAGAAATTTCCATCAACAAAAAAATAGCAGGTGATTTAATAATTTGGCAAAATAGAGATGGGAAATTTCATCCAGGAATATATGTTGGTAATCAACAATTTATAGCATCAGTACGAGATATGGGTATAAGGGTTATTGCTTTTGATAAAGAGCAAATAAAAGTTATAAAAGTTAGGAGATTATAAAAAAATGGCTCCAGGAGGATTAACATTATTTGGGACTCTTTATACTTGGTATCAAGTAGCATGGGCTGTTCTTGTTATTGCTTCTACTACATATTCATTAACAAATAGACCATCATCTGGTGGAGGTAAATTTAGACAAACGGCTACTTCTCTTGATAAGGGGCAACTTCAGAATACAAAAATAATATCTGCCCCTCTTCCTTTGATTTATGGGCATACACGAGTTGGTTTAAATATTGTTTATATGGGAGTATCAGGAGAAGATAATTCATATTTACATATGATTGGTAATATCGGAGAGGGCGAATTAAATGGCCTCTATCAAGACGACGGAGTCGACCAGGTATGGCTGGAAGATAAACTTTATACAGAATGGCCAGGTCTTGTTTACTATGAATTTTTTAATGGTTCATCAACACAGATTGCTTGTTCTATTTTGAATACAGCTATTCCAGAATGGAATGAAGCAAAAAAATATACTTCTTATATTTACATGCGGTTGAAATATGACAGGGATAAGTTTCAATCCATGCCGTCAATCACAATGGAACTTGAGGGATTGAAGATATATAATCCCGATACGGAAGTGACCGAATATTCAAACAATCCTGCTTTATGTGCTTTGGACTTCATGACCCGTTCATCAAGAAGGGGAGGTATGGGGTTTGATATTGCCAGGATTGACCTTGATACAGTTATTGATTCTGCTACCTATTGTGATACAAAAGGATGGACATGCGATTTATACTTAAATGAAAATCAATCCGCTTCTGATAACTTTCTTCAGATACTTGCAACTTTTAGGGGAGTATTAGTCTATTCGGAAAGTAAGTTTAAATTAAAATATAGAGATTTGAACTATGAATCCTCTGTAATGACAATAACAGAGGATGATATAATTGAGCAAGGTGTGAGTAGTTTAAAGATTACTCAACCAAGTATATTCAGTACTCCAAATGCTATTAATTGTAAATTTACGAATGCTGAAAAGAAATTCACACAAGATGACTATGTTCTATCGGATTCAGAAGCTATTGCGGCGGACGGAGATTACAGAGAAGAAGAAATTAGTCTCTGGGGAGTTACATCACAATCCAATGTTATGAAACTGGCAAATTATTATCTTGAAAGATTAAGATTGAATAAAACTGCTTCTTTAATGATTGGTTCAAGGGGGATATCTCTTGAACCATTTGACCTTGTAACTTTAACTCATTCAAGACCTGGATGGGAAGCAAAACAAATGAGGGTTACTAATGCCACTATGACTCCAGAAGGAGTTGTTGGCCTTGCATTAGAAGAAGAGTTTGCTTCTATGTATGATGATATTTATAATTTGTCTGAGCATTCATTTTATGATACAAATCTTCCAAATCCTGGAGATACTGTCCCTTCTGTTATTAATGTAACTAGTGAAGAAGAAATATACAATTATCGAGATAGAACTTTTACCAGATGGAAAGTAAGTTTTGATAAGCCTTTAACTACCAATTATATTTACTGGGATTATGCTGATATTTATGTTAAAATTGGAAGTGAAGGTGATTGGAAATTTATGACAAAATCAGAAGGAAACTACTACCTCGACCCAGTGGAAGAAGGAGAAATTTACTATTGTAAAATTGTATCGGTATCAATATGGGGAACAAGACAGGCTTTTGGAGATGGATATACGGTATCAAAATTAATATTAGGTAAAACAGCAGCACCGTCTGATGTA